AGTACAAGCCAATGGCCTGTACTGCCTTCTCTAGCACGGAGACGGAGGATACGCGATCGAGGCAGAGTAGTAATACTACTCAGCGCGATACGCCATTCCTCGGCTGTCCTCGCATGGAACTTCTTTTTAGAATTTGTGACCGGCTCTGAGTACGTCATTGACAATTCCCAGCGCGGGTCAACTGCATCCATGAGAGAAAACTGATAGAGGTAATCTCGCATTGCGAGTTCCTCACAGATAAGGGAGTAGAGTGTGAGTAGTGACTTTGTCACAGGCTCACCCATCAAAATGCCACGACGTTTAATAAACGTAACAGGCAATCTCCCAGAAGATCGCGGATAACTAATAGTTATCACACGAGTTGAACGTAGGCCTACACTGATCCCGATCTCAATGAGTTTTGGGATCACGCCGTAAATACGGCGGTAGAATCCTACGATCATACGTTCTGCGACAACTGGCGAAATTGCGTCAGTTGCCTCTTCTAAATCAGAAGATAGAACGTAAGCATCCGGAACCTGCTGCACTTTGTGCAAGAGGTCCAAATACAGCCATGCCTGATCGGCACGCTGTAGACCCGCAGAAGCGGACGGATGAGCAGATAAGAGAGCCTTGGTCAAATGGCCAAAAGGTTGCTCCAAAATCTGAACCCACCACTTTGTGGTGGTAATAACCCGTGCTTTACCACCAGGCTCTGGTACTACCGAAGTCTGGGCAGGAACTGGCTTGAGGAAATTCCCCAAGTAGTCCATGTAGCCCTCATTGAAGGCAACATATAAAGCACAGTAAAAAATCTGAACTCCAAGGTACTCATCGTAACCTTCGAGCGCAGTTCCACCGGGTTCATCCGGCGAACAATCTTCGCGCGGATTCCCGAAACCGTACACAGGGGCGGCGGACCAAACAAATCGTTTCTTCCACCGTGGATCTTGGGAAGGTAATACCTTCTTAAGCTTGAGATTCTCAGGCCTACCCCATGTACAATAGCGAGGGACACCCTGCTCCTCCCGGACAGTAATACCGAACGGTAAGAGCAAGTTCCCACTTGCAGAAGGAATATCATCAAGAATTCTGATGATAGCATCCTGAATTGCTGCACCTCTACCACCATTGGCTTTACTAAAGTCAACATCCCCAGCAGTGCTAAGGGAAATGTGGCAGAGAGCAGATAAATCCTTGGTTTTACCAAAGTCAATGACTTTGCGGGCGACAAGTCGTCCACCAAGTTCAGCACGAGCGAGGTTTACCTCGGAGGCAAGAAATTCTTGCGAACAAGTGCTGTAGAACTTATCCAACGCTTTTACCTGGACCTTTGCGGCTCCAGGCACCAACTGTCTAGTAGACACTAGGTGAGCGACGGATTGAGCATCACATTTCGTCTGTAAACCATTGGTAAACAGACCATGAATGTGTCCATTCGCGAGGAGAACCCGAAACGGGTTATCAGCGCGAAGAATTACATCTTCCAGAGTAATTGATTTTGAAACATTGTTCCAAAAACAATTGGTGAATTCCTTCCAGTGGGAGGTCACCTGATCCACATTGAACTTTGCAATGTTGAAAATCTTCCGGAAGATGAACCGGATCAGTGGTCGATTCTCTTCATTGAAGAGATCAACACTGAAAAGGAGGAGCGAATCGGTAATACCGGTCCATTCCTCATACCACCGCTCGAGAGTTTCACGACTTCTCGACGGTAGTACTCGCATTGCGAGCT